AGTTATGGTGATATTAAAATCTTTTCAGATAGACCATTCGGTTATAAAAGATATCACGTTGAATGGGAAGACGGAACTGAATCAATGTTCAGTGGTATTTGGTATTCCGAAAAGAAAGTCAAATCGATTGTAAAAAATCATATACAATCTAGAGGAATATAATGCCGACTTACACATTTCAAAATTTAGAAACAGATTGTATCGAAGAAAGAATTATGTCATACACTAAATTAGACCAATTCAAAGAAGACAATCCACACCTTAAACAAGTTATCCTCACTGCACCCGATACAGTTGGTGGACATGGAGACAGAGTTAAAACCGACAGTGGTTTTCAAGAAGTAATGTCCAAGATTGCTTCTAACAATATCGACACACCATTAGGTGAAAGGTATCACCGAAAGTCTGCAAAAGAAGTAAAGACTAGAGATACTATCCAAAAGCATATTGACATACAGTCAAGAAAGAAGTAAAATAAGATATGACACAATTAAAAACAACCTTAGTAGATTTAGCAGACTTAGAGTTATTAGATTTAAAAACAACAAACAAAGATGGTAAGAGATACTACACTGATACAAACGGAAGTTTCTACTACCCAAGTGTCACGAGTGTCACTGGTCTACTATCACGTGACCATATCAAGTTATGGAGAAAACGTGTAGGTGAAGAGACTGCAAACAAGATTACTGCACAAGCAACTAAACGTGGAACTAACTTCCATTCATTAGTAGAAGATTATTTAAGAAAAGAAAAACCATTTATAGAGTTTGACAACGTTCTACAGGAAGGAATGTTTAAAGCTATGCAACCAGTATTAGACGAGGTCATACCGATTGCACTTGAAGCACCACTCTATTCAAACGTATTACAAATGGCTGGACGTGTAGATTGTGTTGGAATATTCAACGACCAGTTAAGTATAATAGACTTCAAAACCAGTGCAAAATTCAAAGAGGATTATATGGCAATCGAAGAGATTACTGCACTAGTAGCTATCGAAGGACATAACTCCTTTCAGATATTTTCTGCAGACCCACTTGACTATGTTGATAAACTAAACGACTTACGAGTCAGATATAAAAACGTATACGGAGTATAATATGAGTGAAGTGAAAGAATTTAATTTAGAAGGAGATTGGAATTGGAATAAGATAATCTCTAATGGTGATGAGTGGATTGAGTCTCAAGCATACGATAGTGCTTATGATAATCTACTAGAGTATCTTGCAATCGATAGTGAGGAAGATGTGACAGAAGAAGTGTTAGATAAAGCAGACCATCTCATAGATTACCTAACAACACCTTATGCAGAAGGTGGTCTCGGTGTTCATGACACTAGTCCAACTTACTATGCATACTATAGTATAGTTAGGAATTGGAGAGACAACTTAGAGTATGGGTATTAAGATGATTGAAGTTCTAACGAGGAAGAGAAGGAACAACTAGAAGCATATCTTTCAGAAGATGCAACTGGTGACATGGAGCCATGTGAGTTCGAAGAGAATGAATTTATAGAATCGTTTGACGAGTGTGGACGTGACTATTATATCCACCTTGCAGAAGGTAGTGAAGCAGACGAAGACGAAATGCAAGAACTACTTGAAGAAGAAGGACATGATTGGTTATGGGAAAACAACTATGACTCATGGGATTGTGAACACTTCTTTGGACTGCCTTTAATTGCAGACGAAGTAGACCCCGATAACAGATACAACACAAGGTTTTAATATGATTACCCGTAAAGAATTTTCAGAACAAGTAGAACGTTTAATAGTCAGAGGAAGGGGTGCAGATATTATGTCTGCAATTGTAAAAGTTTGTGAACTAAACAATGTAGAACCCGAGTCTGCAAAGAGGTTATTATCTCAACCTCTTAAAGAGAAACTAGAAGCAGAAGCAGCTGGTCTCAATTTAATTAATAGAGGTAAGAATCCTAAAGGAACAATATCCAGTTTCTTTTCAGACTAATAGGAGTTATTATGAAAAAAGGTGATATAGTAGCAGTAGTTGCTACAAGTGGTGAGTATGTTGGTGAGTTGGTTTCTAGTAAACCAGTGACACTTGCAAACCCCAAAATGATTGTCAACACACCCGAAGGAGGAATGGGTTTCTCTAAAGGTGTTGCAGTGACAGGTGAAGTAAATCCAACTGAAATGATTTTCGGTTCATACGTCTTTATTGCTAAGTGTAATAAAGAAGTGTCGGAAGCACACTTGACTGCAGTAAGTGGTATCGAAATTCCAAAGGAAAAGAAGATAATAACTTAATGACAAGTCGTGAAGGATATGATGCATACACTCTTTATCTTGGAATAAAATTACATTTCCATTCTAAAGATTATGACTTTATCAAATATAATGGTAAAGTCAAAAGTGATATAAACTCATTTCTTAAACGGAAGGACAAATACCATTTTGGTAAATTGTTCAAAACCCACAAACAAGAATTGCAAGACTTTTACATTGCAAACTTGTCTCTGAAAGACTTATGGGCGGGAGACCTACTTGATAACGAGTGTGTCAAAGTCTATAAGGACTGGAAGAATAGAAATCAGAAACTAGCGTATCTTTTTGAAACGGAAGTTGCTGATTTACTTCGTAAGAGGAATATTAATAAAGTGTTAGAAGTGAAAAACGGACAACACCCTATACTCTTAAAAGAGTTCTTAGGTAAAAAGATATCCCTCGAGACGATGTGTATTTTAGATGAAATCATTGGTTATACTAATGATTGGGAACGATTGATTTCAGAAAACTTAGTCTATCCCGATATACAGAATAAGATAAACAAATACAAATCTTTTGTATCTGTAGACATTAAGAAGTATAAAGGGGTATTGATTGAGTTGTGTCAATAGATTCTAAGAAACACTAAATACGAATGTCGATTAGAAACCCTCTTGTATTCTTATACGAAAGGGTGTATAATAGACATATACAATGCTAATAAAATGTTAATACAATAGGAGAATACAATGTCAACATCATTAGATAAACTAAGAGCAGCCATGGAAACGGCTTCACCTACAGAAGGTGCTAAAAAATCCTACTCAGACGACACTATGTGGAAACCCGAACTAGATAAAACTGGTAATGGTTATGCCGTGGTTCGTTTCTTACCTACTCCCGATGGAGAAGAGATGCCTTGGGTATCATACTTCGACCACGGGTTCCAAGGGCCAGGTGGTTGGTATATTGAGAAGTCTTTAACGACTCTTAATAAACAAGACCCTGTCTCTGAATACAATTCAACGTTGTGGAATACAGGTATCGAAGCAAATAAAGAGATTGCACGTAAACAAAAAAGACGTTTACATTATGTGTCAAATGTCTATGTTGTTTCAGACCCTAAAAATCCCGACAATGAAGGTAAAGTCTTCAAATACAGATTTGGTAAAAAAATCTTTGAACAACTCAAAGAAGCTATCTCACCTGCGTTTGATGACGAAGCTCCAATCAATCCTTTTGATTTACTTTTTGATGATGAAAATAGGTTGAATGAGATAAATAATTCAACATATTCTTTATCAGATGTAATTGCACCTAGTGAGTTCAAGTCTTATGACGAACTAAAAGAGAAACTCGATAGAGTTCTCGGACTCACTGGAAGTGTATCAACTGCTACTGCAGAAAGTGTTGCAGAAGACCTAGACGAAGTGCCTTGGTCAAATGTAAACACTGAAACTGTTGCAGAGGAACCTGTAATCGCATCAGCAGAATCTACTCCACAAGTGGAAGAAGATGACGCGATGGATTACTTTAAGAAATTAGCTTCTGATAGTTAATTTCTAAACTGGGGTAGTCGTTTAATTCATTATGAATAACACTGAAAGGACGACTACAACACTAAGGTCGTGGACATGGGGATACTTAGTAAGGGAAAGGTCAATAGCATAAGCGGATTGGTCGGTGAAGAACGGGTTGCTGTAAGGCGTGGGGTGACTTCACACTATTTAAGATTATTGTCTAAGAACAATTGGGACGATGCATACTTAACTGCATACGAAGAGAAGAGAGGAGTTTGTCCTCGTCTTCCTAATGGTTTAATGATGAGTGAGTTTCATGCTGGTTTATGTGAGAACATAGTTCACTATTGGTCTATGGTTGGTGATACAATCGTTGACCCATTTGCTGGAAGAATGACACGTGCATTTGTGTCTGCTTCATTAGGAAGAAATTATTACGGGTATGACGTATCTTCCGAAACAGTAGGAAAAGTTAGAGAAGAAATGGGGAGACATTCCTTTGACGGAGACTACGATATTATAGAGAGTGACGGGTGTGAAATGAAACATACCGATGACGAGTGTGCAAACTTAGTTATGACTTGTCCACCTTATGGTGATATCGAAAGATATGAAAGTGCAGAGGGTCAGTTATCCGACCTAAGAAAGTATGAAGACTTTTGTGAAAGGATACAAGTTTGTGGAGATAACATAGAACGAGTTTTAAAGCCAGGTGGTTTTGCAGTTTGGGTTTGTGGTGATTGGAGAAGAGACGGAGAATACAAACCTTTTCATTCAGATACTATAAATATGTTCACTAAGTCGGGTCTGAAATTACATGATATAATTGTAATGAAGAACGACACTATATTTGCAGCCTTACAAGCAGGTAAGTGTGCAAGTAAAAGATACACTGCAAAGGTGCATGAATTCATCTTAGTGTTTCGTAAAGAAGGGGAACTAGAGTATAGTTCAGATACAATAAAAAACAGAGAGGAATCTTTAGAACAATTTTTCAAATAATATGCCAAGTGTTAAACCAAGAATAAACCCAAAGAATAGAATGGAAGAACCATTCGATAAAGTGTTAAGACGCTTTAAAAAAGAATGTGAGAATAAAGGTATAGTGCAAGAGTGTAGAGATAGAAAGTATCACGAAAAACCTAACGACACTAGGAATCAAAAGAACCAAGAGTTAAAAAGAAGAAAGAAACTCAATAAGAAAAAAGCATTATTAGAACAGAATCGTAGAGTTAGAGGAGTTAGGTGAGAACAAAAAGAGAGAAACGAATCATAAGACAATTTCTTATCTCTGCAGTTATAGGGATATTAGGATTGATTGGTGCAATCTATATCTATTTAAATTTTCAACCACCATTAACCACACCTAAAGATTATATTGATTCACCCATACAGGAAACAGCAGAAGAAAGATACACATGAACTGGCACGGAGGAAAAGGTTCCAAAAGAAGGAACTCAGACGATAAACTCTACTCAGATAACTGGGAGAAAATCTTTGGCAAACCTAAACCCGAAGTCTCTGTTCGTAAAGAGACACCTACCCATGGACTTACTCAAGTTCATAAAGATAAAACGAAATTAATCCCTCGTAAAGAGAAGTATAAAACTATTTAATTACCAAGCTGGAACTGGAGATAACTTACTTTGTGTAGGTTCGTCATTAGAGGTCTTAGGTGCATTAATATTGGTATAAGTTTGTCCACTGTTGTTGTTAGTGACATTCGACATAACATTTGAATTGGTTGTTGTGGTTCCACTTGCAGAGTAAGATTCCATTCTTTGACCTTTGATATTATTACCAGTGTTTGGATTTCCAGCTGCAGTTATTTGTGCTTCAGTATATAAGCCAGGATACTTAGCATTGTGTTCCATCATTCTTTGTTGAAGTTTATTGTATCTTTCTCTCTCTACAATTAACTCGTTAGCAACCTGTGACATTTCCATAGACATTGCAGAACCCGACGCAGGTTCAACATATTTTGGGTCATTCTTAGACCTTCTTTCTTTGTTCACAAGTTTCTCTTCAGACTGTTCCATTTGTCCTTCGATTCTTTCTTGTTCGGTAGTTCCCATAACTTTACCAGCAAGACCTTTCATCTTTTCATACCAAGACAATTCTTTAGGGACACCTTTGTCAAGTCTAATCATTGCTTCTGTTAGTGTGTCTATTGCTTCTGAGAAGTTATTAAGGTTCTTGGTTGAAGGTTTTAAATCCTTAAACATAGAAATTACATTACCAACACTACCTAAGTTTTTGAATGCTTCACCTAAGTCAAGTAGAGGTTTCATATTTACATCTTCTAAACCTTTTGCAAACTCAGTGACTTTTTCCATTGGTGATTTTGCACCAAATAAACTTCCTAAACCTTCCATTAGACTTCCTAATAGACTACCACCAGTCATTGCTACTAGACCAGCACCAATAGCTGCTAATCCAGCACCGACTGCTATGAGGTTTAATCCGTCAACTTGACTTAACTGCATTATGTCTGGCACAAAATTTCCGAATGCATTAGCAGCTAAGTCGGCTGCATATGCAAATGGAATTAAGGCCGCACCTAGTAAACCAATTGCAAGAGCTCCTAGTGCAATTAGTGGAACAAAAGTGCCTAGTATTGCAGCTGCAACACCTAGTGTTATTAATGCAGCTGCAATAACACCTATTGTTCCCAGTCCAACGTCTTTCATTAAGTTAAGTGAAAATGCAAGTGGAACCATTGCAGCTCCAAGTGCTAAAACGGCTAATGAACCTTTTAACATTGCACCTGTTGACCTTCTTAACATTTTTGCAAGTAGAACTAATCCAGTCATTGCAATTAGACCTTTACCCATTTGTTTAAAGTCTACACCATTAAATTGTTTTAATCCTATTGCAAGTAGTCCTACTGAACCTCCTAATAGTGCCATAGAGACTGCACCTTTAAGAACTTTACTATCTCCAAACTTCTTAACACCTTCTGCAATACTTTTTAGGAATCCACCACTCTTACTTCCTTTAGAAGGTATGATTGATTTATCTGCAGTCTTAGGGAGTGCCTTTGCCATTGCACCTTCTTTCTCACCCTTCTTACCACCGAGTATACCCGAGAGGAATCCTTTACCTTTAGATTTTTTCTGAGACTTATCTGCAGACTCTTCTCCTCTACTAAAGACACTAGTAATACCATCAAGTGCAGGCCCGAACTTCTCTTTGAATTTTTTCACGGGACTACCCATGAATTCTCCAATACCTCTCATTACATCACCGAATGCATTTACCTTTTTAGTAAAGGTGTCTGCCATTCCGAGTAAGTCAATACCTATTAGTTCGTCTAGTCCTTCACTGAACTTAGTCATTCCTTGGAAGTCAGTAGTCTTCTCTAATTGTGTTTTATAATCTTCTGTAAACCCGTCTAACTTAGTTTTTCGTTCTTCAAGTTTTTCTTTTTCAAACTCTAAACCTTTGTCATACTTGTCATTAACTATTTTTTGTGAGGCTGCATTCTCTTCTTCAAACTTTGCTCTTGCTTCATTGAATTCTATTGCATTAAGTTTTCCACTTTCGTATGCCTTTTCAGCTGCACGGAATGTCTCTCTAGATTCTTTGGTTTCTTTTAGATATGCAGCTTGTTTGTTCTTTTCTATTTTATTAACAGTTTCTTGTGTTTTGTTAAATGACTGTTGTGCAATTCTCATTCCAGTAAAGTTGAAACCAGTTTTAACTCCGTCAACTTCCGTTGCAAAGTTCTTTTGCATCATTTCAGCTTCTTTTGCAGAGAGTTCTACACCACTCATGTATTTGTCAACTATACCACTAAGACCTTTTAACTTCTTAGTTGCTAATGCACCTTTAAAGGTATCTTTACTAGACGCTCTAAAGTCTGCAGTAATCTTTGCAATCTGAGGGGAAGCCTCTTCTAGACTCTTAATAATTTTTTGAAATCCAGGCTTTAACTCGGAGTTAACGTCCTTTATTTCTTTTGCAAATTCCTTTCTCTGTTGCTCTATAGTTTTGTCATCAGCCATTTATGTTATGTCCTATTTACCACCAAATGCTTTACCAGCTTCACTGATACCAAATGCACCAAGTGTCACTACAACAAATGATGTGTAGATTGTTTCTGAAACTTTTAAATCCATATCAAATAATAATGCAGTTAGTAGGTCTGTTATACCAAACACTACCATTAAAAAGAAAGAGATAAATCCTATAATAGATTTCTCATTTATGTCATTGTCATCTAAAAACAAATCCATTACTTTTCTTTTAGGGGGTTCTAATCCAGCACGTGCTTTCTTAGCTTCCTCTTGCATTTCTTTAATGTTGTCTTCTTGTTCATCGAGTTTATCGATAAGTGCCATGTATTTCTCTAAGGAAATCTCTACTTCATTAGTTGACTTATCTTTTTCTTTGTCACTCATAATACTATCCTTCTTGATTATCTACGAGACTTTGCGTTCTCCGCCTGTTGTCTCTGTTTTTCTTCTTCAAGATGTTGCATGAGAAGTTTAATGTAAATTTCTCTTTCCCAAGGAATCATATTATCTAATTCAGTTAATGAATACTTGTGGTGTTGCATTAACTGAAAGTTAGTGTTATAATGATTGAACACACTTTCATGAGAAAGAGCTATTAAAAAAAATTCTGTATTCCTTCTAGCTTCGTCTTGTTCTCTTCACTACAAGTTTTGCAATTCCACTCTACTGTTGCATTAAGTTTTGGTAGTTTATCATACCAATCACCTAACACTTCTAGTTGAGGGAAAGTCAATGATTCTACAAATTCATTTATCTCAACACGAGTTAAATCTGCACCTTCATAAACCTGTTCTTCATCAAATATGTTTACTATAGATTCTTTAATTAGTTCTACCGACTGATTGGACTCGTCAAGGTCTTGTATTTTCTCGACATGTTCAACTGTTGGGACACTAAGTGTTAAACCCACCTTATCAGTAATCATGACTTCTTTTGCTTCGGGAACTTCACCATCTACTTGTATCTTGTCGAGATGTAGGACATAATCCTCTGTCTCTGAACATTCAGGATTTCCACAAGGGAACATTAATTTTGATGTTTCCCCTACAGAGACTTTCCTAACTTGAATGAATAACCATTCTAAGTCTGTAGTTGGTAAGTTCTCAATAACAATTTTGTCATTGGTCACTGCTTGCAATAATTTTTTAACGGATTGCATAGTCCGTTTTGCATCTTCACCTTCCTTAGCTTGAACTAAGATATTCTGTTCTTTAACTAGAAATGGTCTGTATTCTATTGTTTGACCACTTATAGGAAGAACTGTCGTATATGTCGGTGTTGCCTGTATAGGTAATGCCATTATATTTTCCTCACTTAATAATAATTACTAACCACCCCCACCAAAACCACGGATTGTTCGTCCTAGGTTCCCAGCACGGGTAAGTTGTGTTTCTGCAGAACTTAACTTAGTTAAGTATTCTCCAGCCTTTGGACTAAACCTTGAAGCAACTTTGAGAGTATCAAGTGTTGCATCTAATAGTCCACGTCCTGTATTTATACCACTAGAACTACTTGCATCATTAGTCATTGGTTCTATAACTCGTGGTTCGTCTGTATTTTCAGGATACGAGATAACAAAATCTGAATATGCCATATCTACTGAAAATTTTAATAGGGGTTCTTGACTGTCTGCATCTAATGACATTTCTGCATAACTCAAAGGATATGCATTAAAGAATTCATATCTCATAGCAGGAGAACCACTTATTCTTAATTGTTCTATTTGTATTTGTCCAGCATATTCTTCGTAATATTTCATAACTGGTTGACGTAGTGTTCCTTGTGTTCTTCCGTCTGCAGATTTAGATAATTCTGCTTCATATATTGATTGTTGCCATTGTTCAAAAACGATTCTATCTAAGAAACCACTGGTGCATACAAACTCTAAAGTAATAGAATCTCCATAGTCTATTGTCCCATCAGGGATTTCTCTACTACCCGACCAACCTGTATCTTCAGAGTTTGTTCCTAATGATATTCCAGGCAAGGTTGCAGACACACACCTAAAACTATGACCCTTGTCTAGTTTACCAAATGGTGAGTTTGTAATTTCTACATTGAATCTGTTAGCTCTTGCACCTTGGTCAAAGTGTGATAGTAATTGATTTATTTCTGTCATGTAAATTTCCTTCTACTTTCTGAATACACTGTATTGGCATTCACTGTAAATTTTTGCATCGGCAACATTGCAACCAGTTCCCAATATTGAGAGGGAACTAAACTGAATTGACTTCTGATTTGACTGTAGAGATACTCTTTTAAACAAGGTCTAAAGTATTTCAATCGAGATACAGATTTTAACAAATCGTAAGTCATTCTAAACCTCGTAGATTCGTCCATGTTTGTGTTGTTTAAATACTCAAACATTTCGTTTAATAGAATCATTCTATAACGAGGTGCAATGTAATGTAAGTTAAGACCTATGAACCCTGTTGCATATTTTCTAATAGGAACCACTAAGGGAAACTTATCAAAATATGGTAGAGTGTCCTTATGTAATGCATCGTAATAATACATATACATTTTACCTAACTCTAAAGTGGTGACTACTTCACCTTCTCTTAGTGCTTGGTCTTGTCTAATTCTAATGTCTCTTACATTATTTCTAAACCAATCAAGACTGTCTAGACTTCTCCTTTGCAATTCAGCGGGAGATTCATTATCAAGTTTTTCAAATAGACTAGTCATTGTCTATTATTTATGTTTTTAGAAAGTTTTTATCACTTTAAATTTGTCACATTCCCATATCTTTTCTTCAAAGGGTATGTTGAAGATATGTTTAAAGTCTGTATATTCAAATATCTCATTGTTTTTCATATGAATGTTCAAACATTCTGTATTATCCATAGAGAAAGCCTCTTCAATCTTATTAGTTTCTGCAACACCAAATAGTCTAGGTTTTTTGAAGTTAAAGATTTCAGATTGAATACGTATTGCCATACCATAAAAATGTGGTCTATCCTCGTCTACATGCCATTCTAAGAGGGGTTTTTCTGTAAAACCACCTTTCAATGAACCATGTTCAGGCATGCCTTTTATATCAATCCATTGTGGTCTATCAACTTTGAATTTACTCTTCCATGTTTCATAATCAATTATTTCATGTTCGGGAAATACTTCGGTCTCTTCACAATCCCATAAGAAAATTTCTTGTTCTCTCATATCACCCAAGAGCATTGCATATTGTCTAATAGAGCCTGGGTGAAAGAAGATATCTCCAGTGGGTCTTACCACACCTTGGGGACAAGAATACCAACCCCCTTCTCTCCAAGTTTCTACAAGATATCTACATTTACTTGCATGAAAAAATGCATTGTCTCCAGTCCCTTCTAATCTTTTCATGTTCTCTTCATGAGAGTCAATCTTCCATGGTTCTAAGTCTGCATATTGACACAATCCCTTTCCATAAATGTTTAAATTCATAGCAATACTATTCCAATATTTCTTAGGTGCATCTAAGACATCTCCAAACGTCATTAGTTTAGGTTTAGATTTCAATCTGATTTCATTGAATATAGTTTCAATCTTATCGTAATCACTTTGTTTTTCTAAATGTATTAATGGGGTCATTGTGTATTTCTCCTAATTATTTCTTCAACTCGTTTTAAGTCTTCAGGTGTGTCTACCGAGTATCCCTTGTCTTCAACTTTTACCATTCTAACTTTATATCCATTCTCTATAAATCTAAACATTTCTACCGATTCACTTTTCTCTAAATCTCCAACTGGAAGTGTGGGGAAGATTTCTAAGAACTCTCTGTTAAATGCATAGAGACCTAATTGTTGTTTAACAATTGTCTCTTCCTTTTGCACGTATGGTATACTTAGTCGTGAATAATATAGTGCATTATCATATGTGTCCGTCACTACTTTGACTACATT